TCCTGAAAGATATGAATAAACTTCGCCTATATCTGTTTGAACAGTTCTACACAGAAGACAGGGCTTACAGGATAACCAACCGTGACGAAGAAAAAATACAAGGCACGTTCAATGTTTCCAAACTGCAAAAACAGTGGAACAGGCCGTATGAGGAAAACGGGGAAACGGTTGAGATTCCTGAAAATTACTTCCCTGATTTCGACACCAAAATCCGCATAGATTCCGAGAAGCCGAACGACAGGGATTATTATACTCAGACAGGGGCGTACCTGTTAAGTCAACAGGCAATGACCGTACAAGACTACTGGTACACGCTTGAAGAAGGCAAATTCCCGCCGGTTAAAAAGATACTCGAAAACCTTGCGGCACAGAATCAGGCGGTTGCAATGGTTAAGGCTATGGAACAAATGACGCCGGAACAAAGACAGGCGTTCAGTCAGGCACAGCAGCAGTTGTTACAGCAAGTCATGGCGCAGGGGCAGACAGACGAATTTTTAGATCAGTTGCCCGATGAAGTCATAGCCCTGTTACAGCGGTTGCCGCCGGAGCAATCCAATAAAATAGCACAACAGTTGATGCAGTTGCCGGAGCCAAGTCAAAAGTCGGCTATTGAAACGATGGTTAACGCGCAGAAACCTATTGCACAGCAAAAAAATAGTGCGTGATATATTAAAACCGAGGTGATTATATGAACGCTGTTATAAATGGTGACCGGATAGAGTGTTGGAAGTGTAGGGCAATGTTAGGGCGGATTGTCCATGATCATATATGTATCGGATCACCTGATGCGGCTTGTAGTGGCAACGGTAAAGCCCTTGAAATTATGTGTAAGTACAAGGACAAAATAAAGACCAGCGGGAAGCATTGCAACACGATAAACCGGATAGCTATATAGTGTAATCATGAAATCTGTTTTAAATGGAGGTGAGAACATGGAAGCAGAAATAACATTGCGATTTAACGGGCGAACATATGAGAAAGCAGCAAATATACCAGTAGAGACAGGCAATAGTAGCCAGATAGAAATTATAATTCGTGAGTTAACCAATGGTATAAAGTATACCTTATTAGACGAGACGGGCAAACTGACTATGAAGTGACAAACAAAATAACAAAATAATTCCTTAGAGCTTGTTATAAATGAGCCGCTTACACCTTAACGGGTGCAGGCGGTTTTTTTATTTAAAAAATGCCATACCAGGCAGGAGGTACTTAAAATGACTATACCAAGTCATGAACCCATTAAAATGAATCTTCAATTCTTCGCTGAGGATGTAGTTGAGGATGATAACCCGTTGGATGCGGATGAACCCGGAGAAGAAACGGAAGCGGAAACTGACGCAGATGAATCGGATGAATCCGAGGCTGAGACTGAAAAACCGGAGAAGGAAACCACCAAACCGGTAAAGCAGGACAAGCCGAAAATCAAAGTCAAGTACATGCAGGAAGAAAAGGAACTTGAATATGACGAAGCGGTGACATACGCACAAAAAGGCATGAACTATGACAAGGTACACGAGAAAATGACAGGCCTTGAAAAGAAAGCTCAGAAACTGATGTCTATAACCGGGATGGATTTTGACAAGGCTTTGGAGCATTTGGAAAAGGAAAAGTTGCGGATTGACGCCGAAAACCTTGCGGACAAAGAAAGCATTACAGTTGATGAAGCAAGAGCGAGGCTGAGAGAACAACAGGCAAACAAGGAAATTGAAAAGATACGTTTTTCTTCCACAGTCGAGAAGCAGAAGGAACCGCTGAGAGAAAAAATCTATTTCAAAGAGTTGGAACCGGAAATTGACAAGATGGTGCAGGAAGGCATTGAGAACGGGAACATCGTGAATGTTGATGTGGCTTACAACTATTTGAGAGGGTTGAAACTTGAGGAACTGATGAGTAAAAACACGGATGCCGTTAAAAAAGGTGCAATTGCGGATATGCAGGACAAGCTTAAAAGGGGTGTTCCGACTTCATCCGATTCAGGACAGAAAAACACAACGACAATTAATGTAAACAAGCAGATGGCGGCAATCTTCGGGAATGACCCGAAAGAGATTGCCCAATACAAGGCTGAAAAATTAAAGAGGAGATGATTCAATGTTTAAATTTGCTTATAACACAGCCGGAAGAGTGGGTATAGCAAGCCCTAACCCGATAGTTGCGGCAACAGCTATTGAGTTAGGCGAGATTGTTGACTTTACCGTCGGCGTAGGCATTGTGGCGGCAGCTGGTGATGACTTCGATGATCCCGCTTTGGGCGTGGCGGCAGAAGCCCATGACGGCACAACCGCAGGCAGGCAGAGCGGAACCGAGATCAAAGTTTATGACGACGAATTTGACGTGTTCAAAGTCGTGCCGAGAGATGCCATTACCGCAACAGGCGGTTCAACTACAACCTTTGTTGACAGCAACCTTCCGAACGTGAACGACCTGTTCAACGGCGGCGCTATTATAATCGTTTCATGTGCGGCTGATGCTTCCCTTGTCGGAAGAAAAGTTTATATTTCCGACTACACCGGAGCAACCGGAACAATTACGTTGGCTGAAACATTGCCGGCGGCATTGGCGGCTGGCGATACGGCTTACCTGTGTCCGGGCAAACTGGCACGGGGCACCTACAGTTTCGACACAAACGCAGACAACACGGATATTGATTGGGAAACCAGCGCCGGAGAAGCATTGCTGATTGTTAATGCCGACCCCGACACCTTTGAATTATTCGTGAGACTTAGGCTTTATCGTCTTGGCAGCCATATGCTGACCATCACGGTTTAAGAGGGGAGTGACGATTGAATGAACGAAGAGCAATTTTTGGAACTTGAAGGTAATATCCAAAAAAAGTATTCCCGTTACCACAAGAGCAAAGTTGACTATTTGCCAATGATATTTAATGTGGAAACGAGTAAAAAGGCAGTTGAAAACCATTTCGGTATCGGTGCCTTCGGGCGCATGACCGAATGGAACGGTGCGGTAGCATACGACAATCCTGTGAAGGGTTACAGCAATTCGTACCGGCACAAGAAGTTATCAACAGGTGTCCAGGTGGATCAGGACATGTGGGAAGATGAAGAATACAGCAGGATCAAAACAGAGGTTAACAACGTGGGATACGGCGTGTATAAGACTTTACAGGTTGAGGGCGCATCCGTATTCAACAACTTTGTTGACGCAACGGTAATCGGCCCTGACCTTGTGGCATTGGCAAGCAACGCCCACCACAATGTACCGGACGATGATGTGCAGTCGAATATCTTCACATACGACATGACATACGGCAACCTTGAAACCATCTTGATCGCAATGAACAACTACAAGGACGACAGAGGCGACATCATGAACGTAATGGGCGACTGCGTTATTTGCGGTCTGCACTGGGGCAAAACGGTAAGACAACTTATAGGTTCCAGCAAAGAAGCCTTCACAGCCGACAATCAGGAAAATGTTTATACCGACCTGACTTACATAATCAATCCATACATCACGGGCAAAAAGTGGTTCGTTGTAAGCAAAGACCTGATGAAGGGCGGAGACGGTTTAAACTTCTTCATGCGTAGGGACCCCCGGAAACTCCAGAGGGATGTTACCGACTTTGACGCGGAGATCTTGAAGTGGAAAGCCGTTGGACGTTGGTCTTACGGATGGGACAACTGGTACTGGGCAGCTTGCAGCAACCCGGCGTAACAAAACAATAGGGCCGGGCGACCTACTACCCCGGCCTTTTATTCCTTGAAAGGAGTGAGTAGATATGTTAAGTAAATACGGCAGGAAATTTGAGTTTAAATACTCGCATTTTGGATCGGATGCCGCAGGACACGACGTAAAAGCATTCGGTGATATCACAAACGAATATTTCCTTTGGGACGCTTCCGAAGGAATGCTGAGAACAAACGGTATCGCAAAGTTTTTCAACCGTCCGACAACGGACGCTTTTTGTGTTCAGGTTAAATCTGAATTCACTGACACGGACGCAGGGCATAATTGCCTTGAAGTTACCGCAGACTGTAAAGCGGCATTGGCGGCTGGCGGAGGCAATACTGCCATTCAGGGCGTTTCCAGATTGGCGGCAACCTACATAATGACAGGCGGTTCAATTATCGGCGCATACGGGCAGGTTTGCAACCTTGGGACAATAAACGGCGCAGGGGCAATGGTAGCCGGACTGTACGGTCTTATTGAAGACGGCGGGGTATACACGGCGGTTTCGCATGTTGCGGCTGCATGGTTGGATTCCCACCTTGATCAGGCAGTAACAGCGGGAGAGGTTGAACTTCTGTATATGTCCAACAACGGCGACACGACTTTTGATCAGGCAATCTATGTTTACGCGGGGAACAAGATAACCAACCTGTTAAACATTTCAACAGCATCGGGGATGGTATCGGAAAACACGGCGGCAGCAGGAACACTTACCTTCACCAACTGGAGGACTATAAAAATTGTGATCGATGGGACAACCTATTACATTCCGGTGGCTCAAACAATAGCTGCATCAGCATAACAGAGGGGGGCTTTGTTGCCCCTCTTAATTTAAGGAGGAAATATGAATATTTTAGAAGAACTTGAAAAACGTTTGGAACAACTTAAAATCGGGTACGAAAATCAGATTGCCAACATTCACGCACAGGAAGGCGCAATTCAGGAATGCGAAATGTGGATTGAAAAAGTAAAAGCCGAGGAAGTGAAGGCTGATGTTTGATGTAAAACCCGATTCAAGAATGACGATAGAGGAACAGCTTTTGTACAACATCTGGCAGGAACTAAAAGGCAAGGCGGTTGAAACCCCGATCATCGGAAACCCTTTGCATGACGTGGAATTTGTAATGTTTAAAGAACCTGTCAAAACAAACAAGCCCTGTAAGCATTGCGGCCAACCTCACGAAAAACCTGTGGATTATGCGCAATGCGCAAGAAAGCATAAGGCGGTGTAATTTATGGGAACATTGGGTGATTTCCTTTCAACATATACCGAACAAAGCCAAATGAGTACATTTTATATTGACAAGATGGGGGTTATCTCTATCAAGTCATACGGGGCAATCGGTGACGGCGTGACGGACGACACGGCTAAAATTCAGGATGCTATAGATGCGGTAACCGCCGCAGGACTAACGGCTTTATTCTGGCCGGCTGGTTCGTACAAGGTTGGCACACTGACGGGTTATTCGGCTATAACTTTTTACAGCTTCGATACTGTTACTTTTACCGGGACATCATACACGGTTAGTAATTTTGCTTCGATCATGTCTGACATAGCGGTATTCGCCAAAAATTACGGGGTAAGCGCAAGCAGCGACGACAACCACGATGCCATTGTAGCGGCAATGGACGCAGCGGTGGCAAGCGGAATGTCAACTGTTTTCCTGCCTTCCGGAATACTTGAAACTTCACCAATAAATTTTCAGGGATATACAAACCTGATCATAGAAGGAACGGCAAGCAGTTTTTATTCTGATTTTTCCGATCAGGCAGGAACAACATTAAAGATAATTGCAGCGGGTGACGTCGGTTTGCAGTTCGCCGATATTGTAAACCCATACGTCGGCTATACATATTCAACAAGCGTTTCACCCTGGGCGGCTCATTCGTGCAAAGTGAGAAATATTAAGCTAAATTGCAACAGTCTTGTTACTGTCGGGATAAACGGGAATTTTGACTTTACCCTTGAAAATGTCACCGTGCAATACGCTTTAGGGGATGGAATAGTCTTTGAGGATTACACTTATCCCGCAAGTTTGAAGAATGTTTATTCAAACAATAACGGCAGACACGGGTTTTATGCAAGAGCGCCGATGTCAACCGTTTACAACCTTGAAAATTGCGAATTCAGCCGGAACCACGGTTATGGCATGTTGATTGAGGGCGGTACAGACCCCCGGATTGGCAGTGTAGTTTTACAGGCGAATGAACAAGGCGGACTGAAAATTTCAAAAGTGGATACGGTTCATGGAACGACCAACTTTTTATCAATGCTTTTATTTGAATCGCTTTATACAGAAGCAAATGGAACACTTGATGTCGCAGATCCTGATTATGAAGGGAATTTTGCGGTTTATATCACATCATATATTCAAAACTTAGATACTACAACGAAACCTAATTTTATAAAATTTACAAATTGTATTTTCAATGCAAGCGCTACGGGAGGGTCATTGAAAATTGACGCTGTTTACGGCTTGATACTTGACAACTGTTCAATAAACTTTACAACTGCAGTTATAGCTTCCGCTTATTGTGCGACAATGGAAATAAGCGGGGGGCCAAATGTAGCATATGGAGGAGCGCCTTACCCGTTTATCGCAACCTACGGCGTAACCGATGGGGCTAATTCTATTGTAGTCCATAAACACGGCGGGGTGGTTGGAACAAGGGGTAGGACTACTTTATTATCATTCTATATAGATACTATCGCAGCGGAGGCAACTGTGAATATGATACCTGTGGCTCACTCAGGGTTAGCAGCCGGGGCAATGGCGAAAGGCTATCCCGTTTCAATAGGCGCGTTAGGCTCGATATTAAGGGGTACAATCCAGAAAAAAACATATGGCGGCGCAAATGCCGGAATGTTGACGGCTACCTATGTTGTTGGGGTGGCGCATACAGGAAACGATCCCACCACAGTTATTGCCGGAGCGCCAACCGTGGTATTGTCTCCCGCAACTGAGGCGTTCAATGAAGATATTTACGTTCCAATGACTTATACCTTACCAACAGGGGCGCAACTGTTAGGGGTTCAATTAACCGCATCGGCGGATTATGTATCAGACGCAAACACGGCTGTATTGTTTCATGTTTTGGTTGAGTTTTAACGTATCAAGCGCAGTACTAAAATCCATTGCATTATATGTAAAATTATGTTATCGTAATACAGAGGTATAAAAACATGCAAAGAATTTTAGTTACTGGTAAAAGCGGGTATCTTGCGAACCACATTAAACAGTGGTTAGGCAAAGCATATAAGGTTGATTTAATCAGTTTAAAAAATAATGATTGGAAATCAACTTCCTTTGAAAATTATGATTGTATAATTCACACAGCGGCTTTAGTTCATGAAAAGAAAAGGAAATACAGCAAAGAAGATTACATTAAAATCAATACGGACTTGACGAAAGAATTAGCCGGTATTTCAAAGGCAAAAGGGGTAAAACATTTTATCTTTATTAGTTCAAGTGAAATATACGGCGGTAAACAGTCAATGTTCAAAAGTCATGTGATAGATAAAAACACCGTTCCAAACCCAAAAACAAATTACGGCATCAGTAAATATATGGCAGAACAGCAATTAAAGAACCTTGAGAGTGACAGCTTTTGTATTACTATTGTTCGTCCGCCGATGGTATACGGTCACGACTGTCCGGGGAATTTCCTACGGAGACTAATATACATAACTGAAAAGGTTAGGATCGTGCCAAAAATCAATAGTAAAAGAAGTATGATATATGTAGACAATCTTTGTGAGTGTATCCGGCTTATAATAGAAAAAAAAGTAAGCGGCGTTATCAATCCTCAAAACCAACAATATGTGTCTACGACGGAAATGTCAAAATTAATTGCGAAATATAGCAATATAAAAGTACACCTTTCAACTGTTATGATTCCGTTTGTTTATGCCGCATCCCTGCTGATACCCAAATTCAGAACGGCTTTCGGGAACGAATATTACGAGATGGATCTATCTCAATTTTCGGATGGTACATATTGCGTAGTTGATTTTGAACAATCAGTGCAAAAAACTATACGGCCATAGGTAAACATAAAGGTTAAAAAGCGGCGTTTGCATAGATGCCGCTTTTTGTTTGCTATTATATGTTTGAAAGAGGGTGAACGTATGCCGTCAGTACAGCAAATACTTGATTGGGTTGATAGAAAATACCCGAACACTGAAACCGATGCAAACAAAGTAATTGACTTGAATGAGATACATAAAAAGGTTGTCCTGAAACTATCCCGGATAAAAAACGATTTCAGTATGACAAGCGATACAACCATAGCAGATCAGGCAACTTATACGCTTCCTTCGGATTGCAGTCTTGATAATATTATCGCCATCAGGGTGTCACAGTCTATTGCCATAACATCAACAACAGAATGGGAAGAATACAAGTATGCCGGGGTTAATGATGATGTAACTTACGGGCATCGGTACGGTTCGGGCGGGGCTGGAGTGTATGCGTTACTTGATGAAGGTGCGCCGATTTCCACAGCAGGGTTTAGTATACGGATATTCTATTACAAGAATCCCGTGGAGTTATTGTCTACCAACCTAACCGCAATTCCGGAGCTGGACGCAAATTATCACGATCTTTTGAAATTTGGTTTGACTTCTGATTTGGCTTCGCAGGGACACAATCCCGATACCGAGATAGCTGATTTCTGGCAAGCGAAATACGATGAATTCATGAGGGACGTTGAAGCTAATCTGAACGAGAAGTATTCAAGCAGACCAACACAATCTACGCAATGCCGGGAGGTGTGGTAATTGGCATACTGGGGGAAGTCATTAAAATACCAAAAAAGACCTGGCGAATTGATCCGTTTAGGTGACGGGGTAAACGCATACGATTTATCTCCGTTTGACATATCACGCTCAGAAGCCATTGACAGCCGCAATACATCAAGTAGAAAGTATCCTGCTTTAACCGCAACGGAAGGGCGCACGGAAGCGTTTATAGCCATTACAACACCGAACGCCGCAGGGGTAAGGAATAATGAATACACACATGTTCAGGACGGGACTGTATGGAAGCGGTGGGACGGTTCAGCGTGGCAGAATGTTCAGACAGGGTTGACAAGCGGCAAGGGAAAGTTTGTTGACTTCGTGGGCGAAACAGCAAGGTATACCCTTCTCTTTAACGGCACGGAGAAGAAGGCATGGGACGGAACGACCGTAACCGACCTAACTGATGCGCCGACGACAAACCTTGTGTGTGTGGACGATTTCAGGGTATATGCGGTAAAAGATTCGGCTTTGAAATGCAGTGCGGAGGGTTCAATTACAGATTGGACAACCGTATTGGACGCAGACAGTTTTATGTTGGCGGGAATGAACGGGCAGGAATCAGCAATAGCAACCTACAACGATGCGGTTATAGTGTGGACGGAACAATCCATGCACGTTGTTTATGGCAACGATCCGTATGATTTTTACCCAAGTGATCCGATGGACGACGGATGTATATCAGCCCGGTCCGTAATAGTCGCAGGAGGAAAACTGTACTTTCTGGACTTCGGGCAGTTCAAGGTTTACACCGGGGGAAAACCTGTTGATATAAGTCAAAAGGTAAAAGGGTATTTGGATGGCATCAATTTAACCTACAAGACATTATGCGTGTCGGGAAGCCAAGGAAGATATGTATACCTCTCTATCCCATACGATACCGCCACAACTAATGATATAACCCTTGAATACGATACGGAATTGCAGAAATGGCATGTAAAAGATGAAGGGTATGTTGATTTTGTCACTATCGGAGAACATCTATATGGCGTGACCAACGACGGGGAGTTTTACGATATGAATACCGGTACGTTTGCGGGTTCATGGTATCACACGACCGGAGTAATAAAGCACGGTACGATAATGCAGAAAAAAACCCTGTCCGACGTATGGCTTTCCATAGACTTACCGATAGGCTCAACGCTTACACTTTCGTATTCAACCACAATAGACGGGGATGATTTTGTCTTGCTGGAGACGTTTACGGCAAGCGCAACTGAGCAGGATACACGGGTTCAGATATCTACAAGTGTATTACAGAATGTGAACCATTACAGATTAAAATTTGCAGGGACAGGCCCATGCACAATATATTTTATGGAAGAAGTTATCAGAGTAAAGGCGAGGTGAGAATATGCCAACATTTACAGTTCCACATGCGGATTCATTGGAAAATACTGTAGCCGAATTAATAAAGCGGTTTGAATGGATCATGGCGAAACTTGACAGCAAGAACGTCAAGAGGTTGGACACAAATGAAACCGTGATAAAGTCGGCAGACGGAACAACAGAAATAGTCGGACCGGTTTTGGTGATGAAAGACAATAGTGGACAGACAAGGTTGATGCAGGGGCTTGATAAGGCAACGTCAACCTTCCTGTTTCAGCTGCTGAATGCCGCCGGGGATATTACGGTGAACGTAGACAGTAACGGCGATCTTATCGTGGAACGGGGAACATTTAAGGGTTCTATCACGGTGGGGACGGGAAACAATGTTTTGAAAGCTGATAATGTAAATGGGTTATGGGTGGGTCACGCTGACTTTGTAAGTGCGCCGTTCAAGGTTACTCTGGCGGGAAACGTCACAATCAATGACGGTACGTTTAAAGGAACCGTTGAGATAGGCACTACATACAAGACAAAAATACTAGAAGATAACGGATCTGGAATGTATGCTCTTTTTGACAATACTGACACTCTTGTCGGGTACTTGAAATATAATGGATCTTATGTAGAATTAAGCAGTGTCAACGGGAAACAAATTCAATTAATTTCAGATGAAGATATTTTTCTTGTTGCAAATAAGAATATAAGCATCGGCGGAGAAGATATATCGTTAATCCCTTCCGTTGGATATACGGCAAAATATTATGATGGAAGCCCTGATGTTGAAATTGCAACAAAGGGATGGGTAAACTCACAAGGCTATATAACGGGTGTTTCCGGTGCAAACGGAGTATTTACAACGGCAGACGGAAAAACCGTGACGGTCTCGGATGGTTTGATTACCAGTATTACATAAGGGGTGTAAAAACCCCTTATTTTATTAATGGTAATATTGTATTTGTGTAATAATCCACCGTGACGCTTTCACAACCATGAATAATCGTTATGGGAATATTTTCGAGTAAAACAGTGTATTTACCTTGATTTTCTCCTGACAATCCCGAATTAAAATCAAAATCGCTTGTTACGCTAACCATTACCCATCCGGTACTTTTAAAAAAATCATACCCGTCGGGTTGAGATACTTTTTGTATATATCGTAACCTTATATACTCTTCACCGCCTAATATATCAATCGGGAAAATCTGAAGTAGTGTTTGAGGACTTAATACCTCTTTTCCATCAGCTACCTCTTGAGCATAGATCGGCGTAGGAACTGGTGACGGTTCAGTTGCTAATGCTTGCGTTTTAGTTGTGTCAATCCGCACTTCCTTTGTCAGCGCATCAAATTCAAACCCTACCCCTATTTTATCGCATATGCTTCTAATTTCCGCCGCAGGGATATAGTTGAAACCCGGTTCCATCATAAGTAATGGTAATTCGCCTTTTACCTCCACACCATCAACGATGATCTTGCATTCAGATTGTTTCAATGTATATTCAACAGCCGCGTTCACCGGAAGTGATATAAACAAGCCGAT